TGACTGCCATGTCACCACCCCATCCCGAGGCCGAACATGAAGCCAGCGTAAAGCAGGCCGAAGATGCACAGGATGCCGATTAGGTCAGCAAGCACGTCTCTGATACGCATTATTTGATCTCCTTGTTGGCGTTGATGGCAGATGTCAGGCGCTGGCGCAGTTCAAGGCGGCGCAGGTTGTGCAGCATCTCGTTGAGGTCGTGATAATCGGGCTGGTCGTGCGTGCTGTAGTCCATGTCGCGGTCAATGCAATCCAGCGCAGTCTGCGCCTGTTCCAGCGTGATGGTGATGGTGATGTCGGTCATTTGCTCTTCCATCCTTCTTTCCAAGCGAAGTAACGCTGCGGCTCTGCGTAAACGTCAAAGGGGTTGTAGTGGCAGGCGATGCCTGATGCGCGGGCCAAGCGGCCAGCGGCAAAGTCTTTGGCTTCAAGCGGGTGGCGGGTCATTTGGGTCATCCTGTTTGCTAGTTCGTATCCCCACCATACAGCCTGATCCGCCGCGATCAAGCAAATAATTTCACTTGACGCATCTTTTTTTAACAAATAGACGGAATGAACCGCAACACAGGAGGACGCCGTGCAGGCTCAAGAATTAATCAGACAGTGGGCGAACAAGGACGGTCGCAAGCTGGGCTGGATCGCAGATCAAATTCCTGTCGCCAAGTCCAGCATGTCACGATGGATGCAGAACAACATCGTGCCAGGCGCAGTCTACCGCAATCGCCTGGCAGAAATCACCGGGCTGGAAAGCCTGCGCGACAAGGAGTGCTGGAAATGAACCGCGCCAAAATCTTGGACACGGCCAAAGAGTTCATCATGGTTGACCGCGCGGCGACGCACGGGTCTGCCGAGGACAACTTCGGTCTCATTGCAGCGTACTGGTCAGCCCACCTGAACCGCAACATCCGCCCGCACGACGTGGCCGTGATGATGACCCTGATGAAGCTGGCGCGGGCCAAGTCGAACCCCAAGCACATCGACAACTGGATCGACGGCTGCGGGTATCTGGCACTGGGCGGTGAAGCCGCTGCGGAGGAAGTATGACCCTCATCCTCGGCATCGACCCCGGCAAGAGCGGAGCCTTCGCCCTGCTCGACTGCGACGACATGCAGGTCACGACATACGACATGCCCGGCACCCTCGACGAAAAGCGTGCGCTGATCTCGGACATCGGCAAAGTCAAATGCTGTTGGTTGGAAAGGCCGTTCTATCCTCGGGCCATAGGCATCCGCAATGCCGTAACTATTTCGCAAGCCTACGGCGAACTGAAGGCCTGCCTGTTCTTCGCGGGCATCGCGGTCTTTGAGGTCGATCCGTCCGCGTGGAAGAAAACCATGCGGCTCTCGACCGACAAGAACGCCAGCCGTTCGCTGGCCAGCCAATACTTCCCGGACTGCTCCGACCAGTGGGCGCGGGTCAAAGACGACGGCAGAGCCGAGGCGGCCCTGATCGCACTCTATGGAAAGGGAAAGCAATGACGCCGTTCACCTGTGACGCGGAAGACCTGTATTTTCGATACGACGAAGAGCATCAAAACTGCTTGGACTTCGTGCGAGTGTTTTACGAACACAACTGGCTGCAATCGCTTTACTGGCCAAGCAGAGAAAAGGCACCCTGGCATCTGCAAATGAAAGTCAACGGTCGCCTGATTAACTTCTGGCCGCACAAGATGAAGGCCCATGTCGCGGATGAAAGCAAAACCGCTTACGACATTGGACAGATTGTTGCCACAGTTTGCCGCGTTGAAAACGAAACCCTCGAAGATTTTGATTTGGTGGAGAAAAAGCAATGATCCTAAACATGACCAACGAGGCGTATCACGCACGCCCAGAAATCAGCAGCAGCGATGTCAAAGCTGTCGCGGGCAAGTCGCTGGCACACTGGAAAGGCAAGGTCTGGAAAGACAGCAGCGCCTTTGCATTGGGCAGCGCCGTCCACGCCCTTGTGCTGGAGCCGGAAAAGAACCTTGTCCTGCGTGGCCCCGAAGATCGCCGTGGCGACAAGTGGAAGAAGGCCCAGCTTGCCGCCGATCTGGATGGCAAGATCCTGCTGACCGAAGGCGACTACGATCTGGCCGAGAAGATCGCGGCGCTGATCATCAGCCACGAAGTCGTCAAGGCATGGATCGCTGACCCCAGCTTTGTGGCCGAGGCCAGCTTCTTCGCCACCGACCAGCAGACGGGCGTCAAGATCAAGTGCAGGCCTGACGGCTATCTGCCTGCCGCCGGCATCGTGTTCGATCTCAAGACAACCCGTGACGCCAGCCCCGACGGCTTCCCGCGCGAGATCCGCAACTACGGATACGATCTGCAAGCCGCCTTCTACCTGCGCTGCCTGCGTGCTGCCGGGCATGACGCCCACACCTTCATCTTCGTCTGCGTCGAAAAGGAAGCCCCCTACGCGGTCGGCCTGCACGCGCTGACGGATCGCTACCTCGCTGCCGCCGATCTGCGCGTCACCGACACCCTTGAAAAAATATCCAGAGCCGAAGCCGCAAACACCTTCACAACCGGCTGGCCCTTGATTAACCATGTCGATCTGCCGCGTTGGCAGACCGAAGAGCCTGAAGCCGACGTGTTCGACGAAACCGTTGACTTCTGATTACCACCGCCAGAGAGGAGCAAATCATGGCATCTAACAGCATCGACTTCCTGAAGATCATTTTGCGCGGGACACTGCAATGGCCCCGCCTGAACCAAACGTATCGCTACAACCCAGCGATCAAGAAGTCCGAGGCCTGCGCGCCTACGGCAATGGGCGCTTCATGGTCGGTATCGATCGAAATGCCCAAGGCACAGGCCAAAGAAATCTATGACCAAGCTGTCGCGCACTATAACGCCTGCCGCCAGCGCAACACTACCCTGCCCAAGTTCGAGACAGTCTTCGGAATGAGCAAGAACGATGAGACAGGGACAGTGACCTTCGCCACCAAGCGCAACGGCGTGCGCCGCGACGGCACCGCCAACGCTGCGCCTGTTGTCATCGACGGCCAGAAGCAGCCGATGGCAAACTTGGCGATCTGGGGCGGCTCCAAAGGCGTTGTGCGCGTGTATGCAGCGCCAGTTGTGGACCCCAACGGAAAAGGAGGCATCAGCCTCCTCCTAGATACATGCCAAGTCACAGAAGCTGTCTACGGCGGCAATGGGCTGGATGACTTCGACACCGTCGAAAGCAAGGACGATCCGTTCGAGACCAAGCCGCTGGCAGAAGAAAAGCGCCAGAGCATCAAAGAAGAATTGGCAGACGACATCCCGTGGTGACATAAAGAAGAACCCCGGCAAGCGAGCAACTTGCCGGGGTTCAAATTAACGGAAGCGAGAGAGGAGCCTTCCAATGCAAATAATACAGGCCAATCGCGCCTATTACAAGGACATCAAGCATGTCTGATGTCCGCTTCCTGACAGCGCCAGGATCTTTCTTCACGCTCATCGACAAGCCCGGCGAATACTACCCCGGCATCGGCTGGAACGATATCGTCAAGCTGGTCCAAACCCCGCAGGCCAAGGAAAAGCGGGATGCCGACTTCTTTATCCCGTCCACCTACCGGGCGCACGACGCACGCGCGCACGAAGCCCAGCGTGAGCATGGCGCGTACCGTGCGCTGGCCATCGACGTGGACCGTGGCAACCCATCCATTGACGATGTGCAAGAGGCCGTGCAGGCTGTCTGCGGTGATGTCAGCATCCTGATCTACTCATCCTCGGGGGCAAGCCCGGAGAACCGCAAATGGCGCGCGATCATTCCTCTGGCCGCCATCGTCACGGGTGCCGAATACGAAGAAATCCAGACAGCCTTCTTCGATCTCCTGCACGTCAATGGCGTACACCCAGACGGCGCCCTGGCACGCTGCGGCCAGCCGATCTATCTGCCCAACGTGCCGATTGATCGCCGCAACCCCGACCTGACCCCGATATTCTATCAGCACCGCATCATTCGCGGCAAACCGTTGCGCCTCGACGCTGACAGCCCGATCCTGCAAGAACTGCACCGCAAGGCAGAGCAGCGCCGCCTGGCAGCCGAGCAGGCTGACCGTGCGCGGGCAGAGCGTGAACGCCAGCGTGCGGATCGCCGGCAGAAGTTTCCCGATGAGGTCAGCCCGGTCGATGCCTTCAACGCTGACCACAGCATCGAGGATTTGCTGGCCCGCTATCAATATGAGCGGCGCGGATCATCCCAGCATTACCGTTCTCGGTATCAAACGAGCCACAGCTACGCGACAGAGAACTTCGGCACGCACTGGGTCAGCCTCTCAGGCTCAGACGCAGCCGCCGGCATCGGCAGGCCGAAGTCACTGGGGGAAACCTCATACTGCTGGGGCGATGCGTTCGATCTGTTCGTCCACTACGAACACAACGGCGACTTTGACGGCGCCGTGCGCGCCTATGGTGCCGAGATCAACCCGGCCCGCAACGAAATGCCAGACAACGGCATGGATGATTTCGACTACATCGCCCCGACCGCTGCGTCAGAGGCACCTGCCAGCGCGATCTCTGCCGAAGATGATGCAGCACCGCCCGAGATCCCAGACGCTCCAGCAGACGCGCCTGATGCGGCCCCAGACTGGCCCAGCCTTTACGATATGTTCGACGAGGCCAGCATCGAGCCGCGCAAGTGGATCTATGCCCACCATTACCTGCGCTCCTTCGTCAGTGTGCTGGCCTCGGCAGGCGGCATCGGCAAGACATCCCTCCAGATCGTTGAGGCGTTGGCCATCGTCACCGGGCGGCCCCTGCTTGGCGAAGAGGTGAAAGAGCGCACAAACGTGTGGATCGTTAACCTTGAAGACCCGCTGGAAGAGATCCAGCGCCGCGTGCTGTCTGCCATGCGTCACTACGGCATCAAGCCAGCCGAGGTTGAGGGCCGCCTGTTCGTCAACGCTGGCCGTGACTTCAGCCTCAAGTTCGGCATCCAGACCCGCGACGGCGTCCTGCCCAACACAAAGCTGGTCGAATACCTCTGCCGCAAGATCCCCGAAAAGCAGATCGGCTGCGTGTTCATCGATCCCTTCGTCGGCGCTCATTCTCTGAGCAGCGAGAACGACAACGTCGGCATCAATGCTATTGTGGCAGAAATAAGGCGCGTGGCCGATATGACCAAGTGCGCCATCGGGCTGGTCCACCACATCCGCAAAGGCAACGGAGAAGACGCTGGCATCGACAGCGTGCGTGGCGCAGGCAGCCTGATCGGTGCAGCCCGTGCGGCCCGCGTTATCAACCGCATGTCGCCAGACGACGCAGCCAAGCTGGGCATTGACGAGACAGAGGCGCGCTCGATTTTTCGCGTAGATGACGGCAAAGCAAATCTCAGTCCACCAGCCGCTGCCGCTCTTTACCGCAAGATGGAAGGCGTGAAGATCGACAACGGCGAGTGGATCGGCGTGTGCATCCCCTACACGCTGCCAAACGCCTTCGACGGCATCAACCCGAAGCACGCCCAAGCCGCCCAGAGGATCGTCGCCGACGCCCACACAGACGGAGAGCCGCTGCGTGAGAGTTCGCAGTCCAAGAACTGGGCAGGCGTACCGATAGCGGACATGCTCGGCATCGACATCACCGAGAAGAAAGGGAAGGCGAAAGTCGCCTCCATCCTGAAGACCTGGATCAAGTCAAACGTGCTGGCCGTCGAGCGGATAACGGACCCGAGACAGGCCAGAGAAGTGGCCGTCGTGGTCGTCGGAGAATGGATCAATGGCGATGAAGTGTGATAAAAAAGTCACCTCACCTAGAGCCTCACAGGTGAGGAAAGGTGAGGAAAGGTGAGGTAAAACACCCTTCCTCCTCACCCTACCCCCCTAAAGGGGGGTGAGGGGTGAGGAGGTGAAGGTGTTGGTTATGTGAGGTGAGGTGAGGTGAGGGTGAGGAAATCAGAGGGGAGCAATACGATGGCACAGAGGCCAACCCGGCAGAAGAAAGACGACCGCATCCTGCACAAAGGAGCGACGGCCAATGAGATCAAAGCGGACCTATCGCTGGCACCCTTCGACAAGGCCGTCCGCGAGATGGACAAACGCTGGGGCGTGGATCGACTGCCCGAGCTGGTATCGGTCGAAAGCGCCGCGAAATGGGGCAAGGCCGTCGCTGGCCTGAACGGTGCCATCGACGCACAAGATCCCGACAAGGTGAAGTTCTGGGTCGAGGTCTGCCTGCGCGGGCTGGCAGCGATGGACGCCGAAGCCGTCAGCCTCGGTCGGCCCGTCTCGGACCCCATGATCTGGGAATACGAATACGAAGGCACCACCTTCGGCATCATTGAGGACGGACGACAGTGGCCCGCAGCCTACGCCAAGCGTCCGGGCATCGCCATCCACACCATGCGCGAAGTCGCAGTGGCCCTGCACGCTCACCGCAATGGCCTTGTGGACGCGATCAAGCTATCCTTCCCCGGTGCCGAGGTGAAAGCCGTGCGCCGACCGCAGGCGGATCTGGAAGATGACTTCGACTTTCTCAGCGACGAGGTGATTGAGTGAACGCCTATATCCTGCCAGACGGAAACGTGCAGATCAGCTTCAGCGGCGGGCTCACGTCGGCCTACATGCTGC